TCCTTATAATTCAAAATTTATTTTTTCTTTTTTTGTTTTTTTAATTTAATATACTTATTTATAGCATAATAACCACCAATAGAAATAAGTCCAAAAGGCAATAAAGCTACAACTGTAGTAATTGTAGATTTTAATATTTTTTTCTTATCCATTTACAAGATGCTCTAAAGAGTTTTTAGGAGATTGCTCCAAACACTACCACTCTTTATAGTTTTACCTTTGTTAAGTCCTTCTGTAATGATTAATACTTTACCACCGTCTACATAATTTCCTTTACTAACAAATCCCGACTTATCTTTTTCAAATGTGGCAAACCTTCCATTGTTAAAAAAAGTAACGCTATTTTTTTTGTTGTTAAAATTAGCAACTACAGTATCACCACTAATATTTGAAGAAACCCCTAAATATGTTTTGGCAAGCAGGTGCGGAGCTGAAATTTCTTTCATATACTCTTTACCATATTTAGCATAAGCTTTTCGGATATACGAATTATCATATTTCCCTGTCTTATCAAGAAAGTTAGCTTTAGCCCAAATAGGATATTTTGTATTTACCCAAAGTCTAAAACGATTACCTTCTGTTGTATTTTTAAAACCTGTACTTCCTGCCGAAGAAGAACTTGAAGAAGAACTTGAAGAAGATTCACCTCCATTTTGCTCGTCATCATTTTTTTCACCTTCCTTATCTCCCTTTGAGTTGATATATATAAAAACTCCTGCTCCAATAGCTAATATTATCGAGGCAGTTAAAATTAATTTAGTTCCCTTTGTCATTTGATTTGTTTTTAATTTATTTTCTCATTTTAACAATTAAAATTGTAGCTACAATTCCTAAAACTAAAACACCTCCAATTATTAATGGTGCATTAGAACTACCTCCACTATCTGATGATGAAGCTCCTTCTTGCTGACCTTGAGCTCTTGCCAAAGCTGCTTGCTCTTCTGTCCATGCAGCTATATTTTTTCTTCCACGCTTAGGTGGTATTCCTTGAGCTTTCTTTTTTGCAATACACTTTTTTCCACAGAAAATTCCATAACCTTGTGCATTTGAATAGCCTTGTTCCATAATATCTATTTTTATCAATATAAAATCTTAGTCAAAGATACAACTAAAATTCTTTCGTTTTTTCTAATCTTTAATGTAGTTAAAACTATTTATCAAAATCTGACTTATCCAAAGTAAACCAAGATTCCATTTTTTTTGTTATAAAATGAAAAATCTTATTGGTCTCTCTATATCCAAGTCTTGATAAGTTCTCAAAAACACTAAGTAGTAACTGAATGATTATTAAATTTAAAACGGCATAATATACTACTGAATAAATATTGACTTCAAATCCTAATATTGAAGGTATAAAAAGACGAGTTCTAAATATGTTTATAATACCTATAATTACAGTATAAGTTAACATTTTAAGTATAACTCTTCCTATTTTTTTACTTTGAATTTTTTTATTGTCTTTAATACTTGCTTTTATACCTGTTCTAAATTCGATATAAAGCAATACAATAAAAGCAATATATACTAATGGGTCAAGACCTACAAAGCTTTCTACTACAGCCGCTAAAGTTCCTAATGATATACCTAAAGTTATAATTTCTTTTTTAATTGTAAATCCAAATGTACTTATTCCAAATTCTTCAATTGTTTTAAATCCAAACTCTTGTATAAAACTATTTACCGCCAATATAAATTTATTCATTTTTATTTTTTATTTTATTAATCTATGACGTTTTAATTATTGTGAACCAATCATTTGAACTATCATTAATATATCCATTTTTAAGTTTAACAGTTTTCTTTCCAACTGTATTACCTACATTTCCTCCTATAACTTCCGCTTCGTTTTTATTAGCTTTTATTACAATATCACAATGACTTAGATAGCTCGATTCCGTATCATAATCAACTCCGCTTTGCCTTGTGTAACATACTAAATCTCCTACCTCAACCTTTTTTTCATTTGTCTTATATGCTTTAAAAGGATTAGAGTTTTTTTGTTTTCTATTTTTTACAGCATCTCTTATGTATGTACTGTGGCTTGAAGAATATTTAAAGTCATATCCTGCATTTGCTTTACGCATCACATAAGATATGAAAGCCGCACTCCAAGCTGTTCCATTTGGATGCCAATCACTCTCACTCCAACCTATACTATCCCAATAACTTTTTAACTTAGGATATATTTCAGAGGAACTTTCTTTAGTTTTTCCAAACTTCCAATATTTCCATTCACTCATTGCTTCTTTAATTAATCTTTTACGAAAAGAGTTCTTTTTAATGAATAAAAATATAGCCGTTCCTACTAATAAAGTAGAAACACCTATTGCAGAGTAAACTAATATTTTCGTTTGTTTTGATTCCATTATTTATTTTTCAACATATAATCTGATGCTTTTTGAACTTTATCACTTTCATCTAACATCAATCTTAAAGTATTATCTTTAATGTATTTTGGATGCACATACCAATCTTCGTATGCTGAAACAGTATCGGGAGCTATATTACCAACCACTAAAACATAACCTCTCGACATTAAAAACTCTCTTGATAACTCTCTATGCTTGCCTTCCATGTCTGTATAATGGTCGTGCTCATAAGTTATTACTCCAAAATCTACTTTGTCAAAAGGTATCTGAGTAAGTATGTAATATGTAGTCGCAGGAGGCTCACAGTCTACTTGTAAGTAATCAATATATCCGTTGAGAGTACTGTAATCAAATTTAGTGGCATCACAAAGAATTACTTCGTTTTTTCTATGAGCCTTAAATCTTTCAACTTCTTGTTCTAAAATTTCTAATGAAGTACCACTCCAACCAAATTGCTCTAATAAAGCTGTATTACTACCATAAAAAGGGTCGGCTGCTCCTATCTCTAAATATGTACCGTTCTTTTTACCGTCTAACATTGATAGGACAAAAATATCTTGGAAAGTTTGAGAGAAATTTTTATCAATCTTATTACTTCCTTTGAACTTATATCTTAATCTATTTTGCATAGAGGCATCATAAGGTAAGAAAGGGTCAGCAGAAGAACCTAATGAAGTTACATTTTTCTGAATAAGCTCCTTATATAAATCATTTAAAGGATATTTTGAAAATGCTAAGTTTCTAAACTTTATTCTTGCACTATTAAATTGACCGAGATTCCAATCGCATAAAGCATCTTGAAACTCTAATTGATAATAATGATGATAACCTAAGTTATTATTAAAGCTTTTGAAATTATCCTTAAAGGTTAATCCTATTTTAGCGTAAGCTTGAGCTTCTGAAAATCTTTTTCTTGCTTCATAATATTGAGAAACAAATAAATAGGCTTCGGGTCTACTTGGGTTATAACGAATTGCATTATGCCATAAAGCAATCTCAGTTCCTTCTCTTCTACCTAATTTATTTAAAGAACTCGCTAAGTATAATAATGATTCATAAACTAATTCTTTTGAGCTATTCTCAAGTTCCGCAGTCCTTAAAAAGAAAGATATAGAAGAAGCAAATTGACCTAAATTATAATAATTAAAAGCTAAATTATAATTCGATAAAGGCGATTCGGGATTGTTTATGTAGCTATTTATCAAACTACCCTCTTTAATAATCCATTCATCTAAATTGCATAAATACAAATCTGAAAGACCTACCATTGATTCAAAAACATCTGTAGGCATCCTTAAAATATAAGCACTTGTATCTTGAAATCCAAAAGGTATAAATAGGTTTCCGTTCTCGATATGAAGCCCACAAGAAAATTCTATTTGAGCATCCATAAACTTAAATTCATCAGAGTATTTTACGATATTCCAATCTTTATCCCAAACAATAAATCTATGATAATATTGAGCATCTTTAGCACCTCTTTCATCATTCCATAAATCTACTTCATGGGTTAATGCTACCCAATAGCCTTTATACTTTACTACTTGAGAACCTCCTCTTAAATCTCTTTTGAAATCAACCTTTTGCTTTACCAACTTAACTGTTTCAGAAGTTTTTTTGATAGGGTCTACTTTTACAATTTCAGTAGGATTAGTCCATTTAACGTAATGATTCGGCATATCCAATATTGGCATCCAATTCTTTTCACAATAAGAATCTTTTGGAGGCTCTATTCTGCTTCTTGACACTTCTTTAAAGTCTACAATTTCAGACAATTCCATTCTACCTTCACCGTTGGTAGTTGTATCTCTTCTTACACCTGTTAAAATTGTTTTATTATCCCAATTTACTAATCTTGCATCTTCTAATCCTACAAACTCCCAAAGAGGCTTTTTGTCCATTTCAGAAGTATCTACTTCGTTTACATTACTTATCTCTAATGTTGTTGGGTTTAATTCACAAAGGAAATTTCTTGTTGTTAAAGTTATATCGTCTTCGGGGTTAAGATATACTAAGCTTCCGTAAGGACTTTGAAATTTTTGATTCTTTTCAGAGTGATATAAAGCATATTGAACGTGCCTAATATTAAGCATTAATTTACCGTTCACTCTTAAAATACTTGGATTAGTTAATCCTGTACCCTCAGTTAGTTCTTTCGATATAATTAAAGGAGATATTTCTCCTCCGTTTATTAATGCTATTTTACAGATGTTATTATTCATAATTTGCTTATTTTATTTGGTTTAAACAAATTTACCACAAATTATTCTTTATTTAACTTAATCTGAAATTCTTTCTTCCCAATCGTTTAAAGTTAATCCATAAGCATAATTCAAAACTTTGTTATGTGCTACTGTGTTAAGAGTAGTAATATCTAAAATATTAGTAGCTGCGGCAAGGTCTGTTGAGTTCAATTTCACTACATTATTTTTTAAAAAATAAATTACATCTTGATTTACTTCTCCCAAACCTTCTTCAATTATTGGCTCTCCTGTGTAGGGAACGAGAAAATAATATTTTACGAGAATTGTTGCACCTGTTAAGTTTGAATTTACTTCACAAGTAAAAAATCTTGCTATAATTTTACCTGTTACATTTCCAACCTCTTCTATTGGAAAATTTGTTTTATTTTGAATTGTTATAAACTCTTTCATAAATTATTTTTTTTAAGAAACTACCCACATAACATCGTTAATATAATTAGGAGTAGTATTTGTTGTGCTTATTGTTCCACTATAAGTACCATTCATATCTGTTATTGTGCTACCGCTACCCTCATCGAGAGGGAAGTATGCTTTTAAATTTGACTCTTCCCCCGTCCATACCCTTGTCATATCTGAAACAATTTCGGATTCTGTCCTTGAAACATTCCAAAGATTCAATCCTTTTAAAGTGCCGTTAAATCTTAATGTGGATAAGTATGTACCAAAACTTCCCCATACAAAATCAGCTCCACTTCTTGAAAAAGCTTCTCTACTTGATGCAGTATTATCTTGTAAAACCCCGTCAACATACATTTTAGCAGTATCATCGGAAGAATCAATCGTTACGGAAATATAATACCATTGATTTTCGTTAAAATATTGACCCTCATTTGACTCAATTATGGCTGAATCATTTCCCGTTCTTGTTGTCGGTATATAAGTTCTTAGAACTCCCGTCTCTCTAAACTCAAGATATGTGGTTCTTTGCCCACTACTTCCGTATTGTGCATAAATAAACTCTCTCGGCATACCATTATAAGTAGTATATGCAGGTTTAACCCAAGTTGAAATTGTCCTTGTATTCGTTGCGAAACTTCTTGGCAATGTAACCTTATCACTATAAGTTGAATCAAAAAACAACGCATCTTTTACACCAAAAGAAATTGAAAGACCGTTTATATTAGAAATAGAATTTACATCTACTCCCATACAACTGTTTAAATTTCCTGTATCAACTCCATTTATTGAACTCATAGCATTATATTTCTACCCAAGAATTATCGGGGTCAAATCTTAAAATTATATGACTTCCACCTGCATTGTTATCGTTCCATAATACATAACCTGCAAGCCTTACAACACCCGAAGAAGGTGGGTTTTCAGAAACATAACCAACAGTACCCAATTCTTCTAAATAGACGGGAAGACCAACACTTACTGCGGTATTTGAAATTGCCCTTGTTCTAACAAAACCCTTTAGTAAAACAGAAATATCCTCGCCACCGCCTCCAACACCATTAAGTACAACTCCAAGTAAATTGGTAGAGGTAGAGGCATTTGTTGGGTCTGTATAAAACCATTGTGGATTTCCACCATTATCGTCAAGATACACTATTCTTCCTGTTGATAAAGCTTCTCCACTTGTTTGACCGTTAATAATTTCTCCCGAAACAATATCTTCTTGTGTATCTATATTAGTTAGTACATTAGTTATACCGTAAGTTATAGTATAAGTACCAACATAATTAGCTACGTCTCCTCCTTTGGCTTGACCCTCAATAATCAATTCAGAACCGTCAAAAGTTAAATTACCCTCTCCTTGAACACTTGTAGTTCCTGTGGCAGTAAGAACCCTATCATTGTTATTACCTATTATAGTTAATGCTCCTCCTACCCCTTGAATACCTTGTGTGCCTTGCGCTCCTGTACTTCCTGTCGTTCCTTGACTTCCCGTTGTACCCGTTGTACCTTGACTTCCCGTTGCACCCGTTGTACCTTGACTTCCCGTTGCACCCGTTGTA